TAGTTTAGAACCGGGGTTATCCCGACGATACTTGGCCACACCTTTTTTAGTCATGCCCGCACCAGACTTAGTCGGGCGTTTTTGACCACCTTTTATGGTGTGACCTTTCATTGTACCTTTTTTCTTAACTGCCATGCTACTCTATAAGCAATGTCATCACGTTTCCTGAGCCTGTAAAGGCAGAAACAAAACAACCGTTATCAGCTAAAATACCGTCATTTGGAATATATACGTCGTTCCAACCAACAGGTAGAGTTAACTGCAGTATAATAGGGCCAGTAGCTGACCCACTACGAATAGTGAAAGCAGCGGCAGATGCGGCGTTCACTAGAACCCCCTGCAATCTACCGCGTGATGGGCCTACAAGTGCGGCGGTATCACCTACCGCAAAGTTATAAGCTCGTACTTCTTGACCAGCCATTTGCTAACTCCTTTAAGGTCGTATTGCAGTGTTAAATGCTTGTGCATACATAATTGTAATGCGAACAGAACCTGCGTTAGTAGCAGCAGAAGATGTTACAGTTAAACGAAGGTCTGATGTACCAGTGTCACCCCACTCTAGGGTTCCACCGCCGCCAGCACCTAGTGCTTTGACACCTACTGTGGTTCCTGATGCAACTGCATTAATGATAGTATTTGCGTTACCGCCAACTTCCCCAACGCTTATATTGGTAGTGGTGTTAGCCGCAGCTACAAGGTCGATGATACAGTTAACGATCTTAGAATTAGCAGGAATTACAATATCTGTTGTAACCGCTCCAAGAGCGCCGCCTGCGAGGCTTTGTACTGTATCTTGGCACATAACAACGTAACCTACGTTAGCAATGTCCGTACCTACAGTTGTACCTGTAGTATTTTTAATGTTACCGGCGCGAATCGGGCCAGAAAAAGTTGTGTTAGCCATGAGAATCTCCTGTCGTGGCGAATGTCAGTCGCACCATGCAACTGTCAGGGATATGGGTATCCTACAACACCTTTAGACAAAAAGAAAGCCCCACCGAAGTGGAGCCTCCAAATTTAAGTATTAGGAGCTTACGCGCCTTGTGATCCGTAGATACCTAATGGATCAGAAACACCGAAGCTGTAACGCTCACGCGCTTTGTAGCGCACGTTGCCAGTGTCGAAGTCACCATCCATTCCTGTAGCCATCGCAGAACGTACGAAATGCTTCATACCGTTAGGGATGTCTGTAGTCAGGAACCAAGCGTCAGCGTCTGTAAGATAATGGTTTACGCCATATCCTTCAGGAACTGCACCGTTAGAGCTGATAGCATTGATATCGTTATCAGCTGTACCTACACGTAGAGTTGTTTCCAACAAACGAGTCGCTACGAACTGTAGAGCAGACGGAATGATTAGCTTTTTAGCGCGAGCTGCGATAAGTAAGCCACGTTCGTCTGTGTACGCTGCGATGTCGATAATCGCTTGTTCAAGAGAAGTCTCGTTAAGGTCAGCACTAACCGCTGGACGGTTAGAGTTTGTGCCGCCACCAACTGTTGGGTGTGCAGTACTGAACAATGTTACACCATCACCAGATTGGAAAGTGTCAAAGCCCGTGTTGAGCAATGAAGCAGCTTTAACCTGCTTAGTGTAAGCCATAGCGCGAGCTAAAGCTTTTGTGTAACGTGAAGACAAAGAATCGTACAAGTTATCTTCCATCGCTTCTTCAGTGATGGCGAAACCCATAGCGATGGTTTCGTGTGTGTAGCGAGCTGTGAACGCCTCTTGCGCATTATCGTACGCAATAGATGAACCTTCAGCTTTTGTTGGTGCTGCACCGAAACCAGACAATTTAACTTCTTCTTCAAAGCTACGCTCTGAATTTTCTGTCTCATAGATGTCTGCATGTTCGTTTTCGTATTTACCGTACTCAAGTCCAAATAAGGCATTAAGTCCGGGTAAGAGCTCTTTAAGCGCCTGTGCGCGTGAAATAGCCATGTGTTATCCCTCCTTACAAGCCAACAGCGTTAGTCATGCTGCTGTAGCCGGGGTTAAGTTTAACCAAAAGATCAGGGAACGCATCACCAATAGGTGATACAGCGGCCACGATACGGAAGGCGGCGGTAGTAGTCTTTGTTGTCGCGTCAACAGCACTTGTAGAGTTACCAGTAGAAGTGTTGCCAGTAGACGTAGACTGAGCAGCTGCGAAGAAAGTATTCGCACCTATGTCAGATTGGTCCATAGCGCCATCTGCTTGTACTTGGAATAGTACGTTTGGATCGTCTACAACGAACGCTTTCGCATTGATTGAACCGGACGGGTAGTACTGCGAGAAAGTCGTTTGACCTTCAGAGTTTTCGTACTCACACCCTACAAACACACCAAGAGAACCAGTTAAGGCTGTTCCTGTTGGTAATGCGTTTGTAGTGCCGTCGGCACCTGTTGCGGTTGATAGTGCGATGTAACCATCAGCACCGATATGAACGACTTGGCCGTAGAAAAGGTTAGTACCTTCTCCAGCGGGGTCGATCAGAAACTGGGATGTCGCCCCAGCGTAGGCCATTCCGTCGGCACGTTTTACCGGCTTTAGACCATAGGGAGCAGCTGTAGTAGCCATGATGCTCTTCCTCCAGATTTATTTACTTTTGAAGTAAAGAGCCTCATTGCCCCTTACCTTATAGTTACCGCGAACTACGCTCAGGTTTAAGCATAGGCATCCGCGGGTCAGACTCACGCATGTAGTTTCTATCGACAGCTTCAGCCTGATTTTGTGCAGACTCAAGTTGACCATGAATACGATCGTCCCTTAGTTCGGTCGGGATAGCGCAAAGCAATAACCCACCAACTTCGATATTGTCTTTAAAACGAGAATCAATATCTGACATGATGTGTAGCTCAGGATAATCCACTGCCTTTACGGGCACATAGCCATCACGAAACCGTCCGGAGACATTTGTCATATCTGCATTACCCAATGTAGCTGTGCGAATCCATCGGAACGAAAGTCCGTCTCGTGGTTCGGGGGTGGGCAGCATTGACGAGCGTTTCCAAGGTTTACGACGTTCTCCCGCTTCGCGGGTTTCGGTTGTACGAGGTTTTCTATCAGCCATTTTGCATATCCTTTAGCTTTTGCGCCGCATATTCTTTATTAGATAATCCGAGACGCTTGGCGATTGCGGCCTCAGATGAGGTGATGACAACTTTATTGCGTGATGTGGCGGTACTTCTACCACCCGGGGCCACCACGGAGCCAGCTTTACGTTGTGGTTGTCGAACCTCTGGTTCCACGTCCGCAAAGCGATCTGGGTATCGAGACCGCATGGCCTCGTTTATCTTACTATAGTACACATCCGACGTAGAATCAACGCCTGTCTCTAATAGTTCTTCATGTATGAGCATAGCATACCTTGTCATGCCCGTGTCTTTCTGGAACCAATCGTTCTCAGCTACCCATTCCTGCGCCTTACGATCCGGTACAGGAACACGAGGCGCTGCTTGTGGTACTGGGGCTTGAGACTGGTCTTGTACAGCCTTCTCTGCTGGTTTCCAGTTTTCTACACGATCAGCTTCAAGCTGTAGCTTGGACAATGACATCTGCGCTTCGAGCACAGCATCAGTATCCCCAGCCTCATAAGCCTCTTTATAAGCCCGTTTCGCGCTGTTAAGTTCTGACGCTACACGCGCCTTGGCTTCGTTTACCAGAACACCTTCACCTTCAGAAAGGTTTTTACGGAGACGTGCTGCTTCGTTCTTCTGCGATTCTGCATACTGAACTGCCACTTCACGTTCACGTTCGGCTTCTTCCTTACGACGACGTTCTTCGTGATACTCGAACTTTAGCTTCTTGATACGCTTCTGTACCGAGTCGCTGTGTTTCTCAAGCTCTTCGTCTTCTGGAATATCCGCCTCGGCATCAGCTGCCCTACGTGGGCGACCTTTGTCCTCTTCAGGAGTATCGTCAGCGATTTCGACTTCAAAATCATCTTCGCCTTCAACGTCTACTTCTAACGCTCCGGTCTCTACTACTGTGTCTTCAACGACTGTTTCTAATTCTTCACTCATGCTCTACTGTACCCCCGTGGGTCTTCGACTACCGCTTCAACAGTATCGTCGTTGATAATACGGAACTCTTTGTTGTGTAATTTAAAACGTGTACCTGAATACGAACGGAAGATGATAAAATCACCTTTCTCGCACCAAGGTCCATTCGGGAACCGCTCTTTGTCAGTATAGGCTTCTGCACCTATACTTATGACATAACCAATAATGGTGGCGGTTTCTTCCATTTTGGTTAAAGAATCGGGCATATAAACACCACCATCTGTCTTGCCTTCAAGTTCTGGGATTGCGATAAGCAGCTTATAACCTTTCGGTTCAGGCAATTTTGCCAATGTCTGCTCGTCATCTACTTTGTCGGTAGCGTACATTTTAGTCTCCTGCAGTGATTAAAGGCTCACAGCGCCCTTTGCGTGGATTATTCCACGTTATGTCGTATATCTACACGTATGATGTCTACTCTTCAATATACCTTTGTTCAATATCTTTTACATCATTACGTATAATAGTTAATGCTTCATACTTCCCTACTAGCTTCCAATAGGTTTCTTGGTCTTTTGCACCGCCATTTGCTAAATGTTCGGCGATAGATGTGCGACTTTCTTCAAGTCGGGTTAGTACATGGTGAAATACAGTATCAGCCATCTAAATTTACTTTCTCCGCAATATCCAAGGCTAGACGCGCCGCGGATTCTTTCTGGTCTGTTTCAAGCTCGGCTACCTTAACGCCTATACGCGCCGCTTCTTTTTCTTCCTCAGAGTCGATACGCGCTTGTTGTAGCCTAGCGTTCTCTTGTTTAGCTAGAGCATCAATGTTTACCTTCAGCTTGTCCATCTCAATCTTATGTTTTAACTCAGTTTCTTTAATCATCAACTCGCGCTGCTGTATTTGAGTAAGTGGATCGGCTTGTTGCGCCGCTGCTTGTTCTGCGGCTGCTTCGGCTTGGTCTTTCTTAAACAACTTATCCGCGGCTTGTGCAGCTAGACGTGAGACCTGAAGTTCTACATCTTCTGGTAGTGGTGCCTCTGGGTCTGGTAATTCTACGCCTAACTGTTTTTGTATCTCTACACGATACTGCAGAGCTACGTGCTCAGTAATATGAGACATCATAGCGGACTGAATAGCACTTGCGAACGGTGACTGCCCTACAATCTGCATGATCTTAGGGTCTTGCATCGCCATCATATGTGTCTGGATATGCGCTTCGTGGTCTTGGTAAGCGAAAGGTTTGACTGGCTCTTGTTTAAGAATAGCCATATTCTCTGTTACTGGATCAGCAGGTTTAATATCTTCTGGTAGCTTGATGATATCATCCGCATCTTTAATGCCCAGAACTTCGAGCATTTGACGGTGTAGCTTACCCATGTCGTACATTTGAGGTGCTTGTTGTGCTAACTGTAGGGCTGCTTGGTACTGCATTATACGCTGTGCCATTGTAGCTGCGTTAGGGTCAGACACTGGGATAACGTCTACTCGACCATCAAAGTCAGATATACGGTCTGCAGGTTCATCCATTTCGTACGCATATTCAGCAGGCATGTAGTCATGTACGATGCTAGCTAAGATACGTAGCTCTTGTTTCATAGCTGCGTGTAAACGAGCCTGAATACCTGACATAACCTGCATAGAACGCTCCATAAGCGCCAGAGTCGTGCCTACAGGGGCTTGAGCGTTAATGTCGCCCACTTGTATGTCACCTACAGCTCCAATACGTCTTCCCTCGTCTACGACGTTCCCTAGAAGGCTGTAAAGTACGCTCGATGGTTCTTTGTACGGTAGCGGTACGATATTTTCTTTAATCGCGCCAGCAGGTACATCCACATCTCTAAACTCACCCGGCATGATGGGAGTGTTGTCGCCGGTGATTCGCATGCCCCGGGCTTTAAAGCCAGCTGGGAGGTTAGACAGCGTACCAGCGTCAATGAGTTGACGCATGATGGATGTGGCAGACTTAGTAAGACCACCGAGCGTATGTATAAGCCCTGTGCCGTAGAAGCCCATACCGGGCAAATATGGGTAGTGTACAACATGCATACGCTTCTCACGTTTGCTGTCGTCTTCGTACCAATTTCGGCGAATAGCTAAGACTATGCTAGACGATTTATCAACTGTCACTACGTAAGGTAGCGCAACGCCATCTATATCGTCAAAAGGTTCCGGCAAGTCTAAATCTACGTGCATCTCTAAGATAGTATGCCGTGGATCGTCAGAAAAAGTAGGTTCAGAACCTTCTAGCTCGTTGTATTTTTCTTCAATGTCAGTAACATCCCTAGTTGCTTCAGGGAGCTCTATGTCACGATAGAACCCATTCACCTGTAGCTTGAGTACTTCTTCAGGTGTCTTCTTCATAACGTGTGTAAATCGCGGGGCTGTACGTAAGTTAGACGCGCCGTAGGACACTACGAGGTCTTCTGCAGGTACAAATTGGGATACAGGACGTTCTGTAATAGGGTCGAAGTATATTTTCTTGAACGCAGAGCCCGCCATAGGCAATTTAAACAGCATCTGCTCCATTTCATCACGATAGTCAGGCATTTTCTCAGTGATGAGGTAGTTAAGTTCAGTCTCGACACGTTGTGCCTGCTCAAACTTCTCAGTGGTTACTTTACCTACAATCTTACTACGTACTGGGCCTGCTGCTGGAAGAAGCTCTCCCATTGCTTGCGCTTGGAATTTAACCACTGCTTCGGTCATCATAGGGTGGTACACGCCAGAGGCACCGTTCCACGGCTCCGTACGCTCCTCCACTTTCATCCCTAAAAGGTCCATACCCTTAATATAGGCACTAGCCCACTCGCCTCTAGATTCTCTATCTGATGCAAAGTGCTCGATTAATTCGCTTGCTATTTCTTCAAGTTCGTCATCTTCAATGTATTCGGCAAGGTTAGAGTCATGTGATACATTTTCATCCATTTCAGGAGTGTCACCAAACTCAATTACAACCGACCCATCGTCCATTTCGACTTCTACAGCCTCGGGGTCTTCTACTACGACCGTTAGATCAGGGGCTAAAGACTCCTCGGGTGTTTCAAGGATATCACTAGGTTCCATAGGTTTTTCGACTGCCATGTTTTTGCCTCACTCTGTGCGTTTGATGGCACTATAGCAGATATAGTACCTAAATAGAAAGATATCTTCGTAGGGTGGAGACACAACGAACGAGGGAGAGCCGATGCGCAGTGTCCCCACGGACGCTACCAACGTCCTGTAGACAGCCATACTACACATGTACATGTATGTCATCCCCATCAATAATACGCCGCCTTCCGATGTAAATACGAATCATCATCCTCCATATCCGTAGGCAAGCGGATAAATCCACCCTGACGGAATCTTAGGAGAGCCATAACCGTACTATCGACCAAGTCATCGTTCGACATGAACGGAAACCCAGCCACTTCTTCTACGAGCTCGTCTGCCCAGCGTGTCGCCGGCACCCAGACCATGCCTGAAGATATAATATCCGATACAGAGTTGAGCCTTGCCAACTTATCACCAGTCCCCCGGTGGGGTGTATACTCGGTGACGGGCAGTCCCATACGTCTCATCTCTTGATAAAGTGCAACACCAGAACTTTTCTTCTCCACAATGAACGCATCTGGCTCCCAGTATCTGTACTGTTCCATAGCCAGCTCTTTTAATTCAGGAAATTCAAGCCGTTCTTTGGTGCTGTCAAGTAAAATAATGTTGTGTGAGCTTGTTTCTTCGTGAAAAAACACGCCCCAAGTGGTCAAAGCGGTGTAATCGGCCCTATTATGCTTCTCTGCGGCGGCATCTAGGGACATAATCACGTATTCGACCGGCGGAAGAGTATCATTCTCCCATATATTCCACCATTCACGCTTAACAATCGACGCTTCTTCGGACGTAGGTTGTTGTTGATACTGCGAGTTCCACTGGAACGCAGGCATCGAAGCCTTGGTTCGTTCTAACGCGGGGAGATCAAAGAACTCTGGCCACAAAGGTTTCTGTATTGGCTTACCATCTTTGTCTTCAGAGTCTAAAATTGCCGGAAACTCAACGATTTCGTACTGATCGGCCATCTCATTCTTGACCATATCGTTAGTTACACGCCCTGTTAGGTCGTCCATATGCCATCTAGTCTGCACGATAGCTACACGCCCGCCGGGCATTAGCCTTGTTCGTGCTCCGAAGGTAAACCATTCGTAAGCCTTTTCAAAGACAGAAAAGTTCCCGTTGATAACATCTTGTTCAGAGTGTGGGTCGTCGACCAGCAATAGGTCAGCGCCACGCCCAGCCAAAGCAGAACCAATACCACACGCAAAATACTCTCCTCCAAAGTTTGTATTCCATCTCCCCGCTGATTTACTGTCCACCGCAAGAGAAACCTCTGGGAATATGGACTTATAGTCATCTAATGCGATCAAATTACGAACTTTACGCACAAAATCCAC